CGGCGTGGGGCTTCGTGTAAAAAAACGCATAAGTTATTAGGGTATTGACCAAAAAGTTTCAAAAATGAAGGAGGATGAGCTTTTTATGGGAAACAGAGGACCGCAACCCGGCACCGGCGGCAGGCCGAGAAAGCCGCTTGCAGATAAAATGACAGAGGGTCGCAGCAAATACACATCGGTCGGTATTCCACTGCCGGAGCCGGTAGAGCTGGAAGGCGCGGAGATGCCGCCGCCTCATGAGTTTCTGTCGGACGAACAGAAAAGCGGTCAGGAGCTTGTGGCAAATGAGATATACAAATCCACATGGGAGTGGCTTCGGAAGTTCCGCTGTGAGCAGATGGTCACCCAGCAGAGCTTGGAGCAGTACGCGGTAGCAGCGGCTCGTTGGATTCAGTGTGAAAAAGCCATATCGACCTTTGGCTTTCTTGCCAAGCATCCGACCACCGGCGCTCCCATCACATCGCCGTATGTCTCAATGGCACGTGAATATTCCAAACATGCCAATGCCTTGTGGAATCAAATATACGCAGACGTTCGTGAAAACAGTTCTATGGATTGCAGCACGTCTTGGACGCCCGCAGACGACGTCATGGAACGCCTGCTCACAATGCGCCGGAGCAAATGACCTTCGGCGGGAAAAGGAGTGCAGTCATGAGACCATCAGAAATAAAAACCATCACGGAAATGCGGCTCAACGGGCAGGGAGCGTCAGCTATCGCGGCTGCGCTCCGGCTCTCGCCGAACACCATCAAGTCATATATTCGGAGGCATCCGGCTTTGCCCGGCACCCATCGGTGTGCTCAGTGTGGCAACACCTTTTCACAGCCGGAAGGCCGCAGGCAGAAACGGTTCTGCTCGGATAAGTGCCGTACCTTATGGTGGGACGCCCATCAGGAGAAAATCAACAAGAAAGCGTATTACACCCTCGTGTGTCAATACTGCGGGAAGGAGTATGAAAGCTATGGCAACAAAAACCGTAAGTACTGTTCAAGAGTGTGTTATCAGCAAAGCCGTGGAAAGCAGCTCGGATAAGTATTCGCCGGATACCCTTATGCGGTATCACACCACCCTCGCCCTCATCGATAGCAATAACCTCTCCGTGCAGCAACAATATAGCGGAAAAAAGTTGTCATTTGGGCGATTTTAGTTGCCATATTGCAAACTCGCGGAATTTTTAGACTGTAGCCCCAAAAAATAATGCAATCTTCGGAGGCGTACAAAACCGAGAAAAATCCTGATGCCCCGGCGCTTTTTGCTTTTAGGTGTCTCTGTACGAACGTTAAGGATGCAGAAAAACCGACACTCCCGTATTCTTGCCTCCTTACAACCTTTATCCGACAATTTCCGCTCCCCCGTAGAACCGGAAAGTCAGCGACCCGTCCCTATGCGCCGTTACGCTTTCGACCGTCAGAAGCCAGATTTCGTTATCAAAATCTTCAAGCAGTCCGTCCCGGCTTTGAAGCTCGGCGGCAAACCGGTCTATAGCCGCCGCTTTCGCTTTCCGTTCGGCTCTTTCCTTTAGGAGCGATTGCTGACGCTCCTGTACTTTTTCGTACTTTTTCACATATCCGCGGTACCTGTCGAGAAACGCTTCCTGATCCTGTGTTTCCTTCGAGTTCTGCTCGACGCACTTTCGGATGAGTTCTTCGATCACATCCATTTCCCCGCGTAGTTCATTCAGTTCGTCATCGATACCGCTGACATCCGTAAGAACAGCTTTCGTTTTCCCGCATGCCGCCAGATATGCAACCTTGTCCGTTATCATTCTGTTAAAAACAGCAAGGAAACGGTCTTGAATGTCCTTCTCCTTCAGGTGCGGCGTTCCACACTCCGGCTTGGTCCTGTTGAATTTGCTGTTGCATTGCCAAATCCGTGATTTGTATTTATCAGTTGAATGCCAGACCTTGCTCCCGTACCATGCGCCGCAATCAGCGCATATGATCTTAGCACCGAAAACGCTGCCGCCGCTGTATGCACGTCCGATGACCTTCCGTCTGGCGATCTCGTCCTGGACCGCTTGCCATTCTTCCGGGTCGATGATTGCCTCATGACTGTCCTCGATGTAGTACTGCGGTACTTCGCCCTCGTTTTTCTTTCTCTTTTTTGTCAAAAAATCCACGGTGAACCCCTTCTGAAGCAGTGCGGCACCGCGGTATTTCTCGTTTTGCAGAATACTGCTGACGGTCGAATCCCGCCAGACTATTCTTCCGCCGGGGGTCGGGATCTTTTCCTCCGTCAATTTCTTTGCAATGGCTCCCGGCGTCTTCCCGTTCATAAACATCTTGTAGATCCGGCGAACGGTCTCTGCCTGCTCCCGGTTGATCACCGGCGGGTCACCTTTGTTCTTTCCGCGCTCGTACCCGAGAAACTGTTTATAGGGCAGACTGACCTTTCCGTCCGCAAAACGCTTGCGCTGTCCCCATGTAACGTTTTCCGAGATCGATCGTGATTCTTCCTGGGCGAGGCTCGCCATGATCGTAAGAAGCAGTTCGCCTTTGCTGTCGAGACTGTAGATGTTTTCTTTCTCAAAATAGACCTCGACGCCTTTCTCCTTCAGCTTCCGGATCGTGACCAGGCTGTCCACCGTATTACGTGCGAAGCGGCTGACCGATTTCGTTACGATCAGATCGATCCTGCCGGCAAGCGCGTCGGCGATCATTTCGTTGAAGCCTTCCCGTTTTGCGGTCCCGAGGCCGCTGATGCCTTCGTCCGTATATACTTTGACGAATTCCCAGCCCGGATGCGTCATAATGAACCGGGTATAGTAGTCGACCTGTGCTTCGTAGGAAGTGAACTGTTCGTCCTTATCCGTGGAAACGCGGGCGTACCCCGCAACGCGCCGCTTCGCCGCGGCGTTTTTCTGCATTCCGGTCAGCGGATCCACCGTTGCCGGTATGAGCGTTACTCTTGGCATGTTTCTTCGCTCCTTGCTTTATATCTGTTCCTCGCCGCCGCTTTCATTTCATCCGTCCAGCTTTCCGCGCGGGAACGGTCCTTCCATGTGAAGTCTGCCTTGTGTCCGTCTTTGAATCGGAACTGCACCGCGTTCGGTCCCGTGACCAGGATGCTGTCGATCCGCTTCCCGAATTCGGTTTCATCGAACTGTTTTAGATCCAGCGCCGTGCAGCACAGTGCCGTAAGCGTGTCTTCCGGGATCTGCTTCGCCGGGCAGGCGCTTTTCCCGCTGTACAGAAACGTAGTGCACTGCCAGGCGGGAATGCCGTGCGTGACCTTATGCGAGTAGCTTTTGCCGCAGTTTCCGCAGACGATCTTTCCGGAAAACGGGTACCGGCGTGTCGTCGGTTTCGTTCCGCAGAACTGCTCCCGGTGCGTTTCCATGACCGTCTGCGCCGCCCGGAACGTTTGCCTGTCTATGATCGCCGGGTGTGTGTCTTCCGCATAGTAGCGGGGAAGCTCGCCTTTGTTCCGGACGAGTTTCTTAGTCAGGTGATCTTTCACAAACTTTTTCTGCAATAGTGCGTTGCCAGTGTACTTCTCGTTCTTTAAAAGATCCCGGACGCGCGTTGGCGTCCATTTCCCGCCGCCGACACGGGGGACCTTTTCCGCAGTGAGCGCGTTTGCCAGTTCCGTGGTGGACGCACCGTCAATGTATCTTGCGAACAACCAGCGCACGATCTCCGCTTCCTTTTCGTTGACCGTGACATTGCCGTTTTCAATATCGTAGCCGAACATATCTCGGAGCCCGACAAGGCAGCCTTCCTTCATGCGCTGTTTCCAATACCACTTGCAGTTCTCGGAAACGGAAAGGCTCTCTTCCTGGGCGTAACTTGCCAGGATCGTCAGCATAAGTTCTCCTTCGGTACTGAGCGTATGGATGCGCTGCTCCTCAAAAAAGACGTCGATCCCGAGCGCTTTCAGTTCCCGCACCGTCTCAAGAAGAGTGACCGTGTTTCGGGCGAAGCGCGAGATCGACTTTGTTATGACGATATCGATCTTCCCGGCGTGACAATCTTCCAGGAGTTTCCTGAACCCCGGACGGTCGCCTTTCGTGCCGGTCAGCGCTTCATCTGAGTAAACGCCGCCGTACAGCCAGCCGGGATGGCTTTGAATGTACGAACTGTAGTAGCTGACCTGCGCGGACAAAGAGTGGAGCATGGCATCCTTTCCGGACGATACGCGGGCATACGCCGCAACGCGCTTCAGTTTGTGCTGAAACTGCCCGGAAAATCTGACTTTTTCGACGGTCCTTTCCATGTTCGGTCCCCCTTGTGGTGTCACATGTTACCTCTGTTTTCCTGGTATATCAAGTTAATTTATCGGAATATCGAGATGGATTTTATGCCGTATTTCCTAGCGATCTCTGCCTCCGCGACAGCAAGATCCGCTTCGGTGATCACGCCCTTTCTGACCATCTCTTTGATGACCGCCATTGCCGTTTTATACGCGATCACCTGCTTGCGAAGCTCGTCACTCATGCGCGGCCGCCTTTCTGCGCGCGTTAGCAAAGCAGGCGACAGAGCAGTATGCGCTCCCGATACGGTTCGTTTGAAACGCTGCGCCGCAACACCGGCAGATGTGCGTGTGGCCACGTTTCCGCGCTTCCGGATGCTGCGACCACCAAGCGAGCCTGCACCGGTCCGAGCTGAAGCGCTTCTTTTTCGCGTGCGGCCGCTGCCGAACCGGCGTTCCGCATTGAAGGCAAGCTTTATCCGTTACCAGCGGATGCCGTCTGCACCAGCTTTTGACCGTGTTCAGCGGAATGCCTACGGCTTCCGCGATCTTCGCCATGCTGAGCCCCTGCTCGTGAAGCTGTGTGATCGCGGCTGTCTGTTTCTGTGTCATGTCGAACACCTCCCGTAAGCTGTCCACGGGAGAGCCGAAAACATGAGGTTTTGCAAAAAAGCCCATCAGGTTTTTTCCTGATGGGCCAAATAACAATTATTACAAAGGATTTACACTATTACCAATCTAGTACAAATTCCTCCATAGGATTCACATTTGCATAGTTCTTGTTCTTATAGTCCAGCAGCAAAGCCAGAACATTTGTAGCGTTAGCCTCCTGCGCAGCGCGAATATAGTCGGTGATTTGCGCAACATTGCATCGTTTCAGTTGATCTGCTATAGAGGGGTCATCTTTTTTGATCCGCTCATATATCGTGATCCTGTCCAAATATGCTATGACATGGTTTGCCATCCTCGAAGCAGTGTTTGTCACGGCAATGGCTTCGATCTCAAACCGATCGCTCATCGATATTTCATGCCTGTGCCAATCGATCCGTTTGATCTCCGCATCGCAGTCTCTCAAACTGATATCGATTTCATTATGAAAATCATAATCTTCTACTGTGATCCCGTGCTCTTCTCTGCTGAGGAAGCGGCAGTATTCGATCATGCATCCTTTATAGCGATCCGGTTTGATTTTCTCAGCTAGCGGCGTTGGCTCCCAAATCTGTGCGAACGGTTGTTTGATGCTGTGTGCAGTGAAGTATTTCTGCCATGCTGCAGTTTCTGCAGGATCCATTTCAAGCGGATGCGCGATGCTGATAGGCGCATCATTTCGAATTTCGTATTGTGAAGAATCGGATCGAATGACGTTGTCCGCGGTCAGGGTGAAGCATCCACCCGCTTGTTCCCAAACGAGCGACTCCGCAAGTCTTCTGAATACGGGATTTGGAAGATATCTTTGCTTCCACTCACGTACTCCAAGGGTAGCACCCCCAAGGAAAACCGGGAACAGTTCTTTCTTTTTGTTGCTGATCACCTTCCGAATGTTCTTTTTCAGATCTGCAAGATCATCCGATGCTTCCTGCAGCTTTTCGGGATCTGCATTCCGTTTCGGGATAGAACGCACCTCTTTGCCGGCATTCATATCAAACAGGGTAAAGGAAAAGTCACGATTGAGAGTAGCCTTGATTATTGTGCTCCCAATATCGTAGTATTTGTCCCCGTGTTCATCTAAACCGAAGTCAAATATTTTAGTTTCCCGAAGGAAAGTCGCTGTCGTTTTGCGCATTTTCGCATATCTGCCAAGTTCTCCCATTTCATCCGCAATGATCATTCCTCTCCGTGTATCGCTGAGAAAGAACGCCTCTTCTGCAACAAGATTGAATGACGGATTGCTTTCCTTACCGCGTTTGTTATACACCGCTCTGATATGGACAAGTTCCTTTTCAGAACCGTATCTGCATTTTACTGCAACGGTCTCATGACAAAGCTCGATTCTGTCTATCAGGTTTTGAAAGCTCTTCTTGTCAAATGTTGCTGCAACTTTATCTGCAGCAGCATCAAATGAGAATCTGCCGCAATACCATCTGCCTCTCTTGGGTCGTGCTTCCAGCTGTTCCACATACGCTGCAATCACATATTTCAGAACAAATGTACTTACTTCCTCGTCTGAATCAGCATACTTTACACCTGAATAGTCAAAGTCGTCAAACACACATCTCTCCCAGTAAGAATCCATTGATACTGCTTTCTTCAGCACCATATCCAGATCATAGAGATTATGCTTTTTCCTCAATTCTTCCTCCACAGGGTTCATCCGCTCATCGTCCTTTGGGGATGATTCCTTTGGCATATACTGTTTTAAAAGCGTCACGGCGTCCGTTGCTCCGGCTTTTTTTGAAACATTTAGCAAGCGACTGATTTGCTCCTGAGAAATACTGCTGATGTTCTCAAGTGCGAAATGCGCTGTGCGCTCATGAAAATCCCGCAGTTTGCTCTTTTCTAATTCAACAATGAGCATGTCCATGGCTTCTGAGGGGTTTGATGAAAAACGCTCAAAGCAAAGATCTAGGAGTGCTCTATTGGTTTGATTTGCACAGATTTTAACATAGTCTTTGAACGTTGCTTCGTTCTCCCACGGACCGCACAAAAGAAGGAGCGCCATATCCAAATCATACGCACCTTTGGTCTGTGTGAAATACCCTTCGGGAATGTTCATACTACCCGGCATCCCCCTCATCCTTTGATCTCTGAGAGTGGGAACATGGTCATAGCGGCTCATGGCAATAACCGGAACAATAAAAGCATTTTTGTGGATGTTTCGGACAGTATCCGGAAGAGTAACTTTTGCAAACCGTTTGCCTTTTCGATACAGTCCACCTTCCGCTATCTCTACGATGCCAAACGGAACGGTAACTTGATCTTCGCTGCCTAAATAAGCTAACAAAGTGTCGCCCGAGATATTGAAATCTGCCAGATTCAGATCCTGTAATTTCGCTTGCTCATTCTCTGAATTCCTGTCACCCCCGTTTTGAAGAACCTCTTCGTCAGAAGGTATCGCATCCACAGCCGGCTTAACCCGTTCAGCTGCTTCTGTCGCTTTCGCGGAGACAGCAAAATCATAAAAGGCTTTTATGTTTTCCGGCGACACGCTGTGCACATGCCGCATCAGAAACTCAGCCGCCAAATTAAAGCTTGTCTTCTTTTTTTTCATTTGCGGAACGGAAACGAACAGCTTTACGCTTTCATCCGGGTCAGCAGCAAGTTTTT